AAAACCATTGACCTTAACCAAGATGATCAGGTGATGTTTGGTGATTTTGTATCTTGGATTGATAATTACAATTCGTACATTGTTAATTCTTGGGCAGACAAAGTTAACTCAAAGCTAGAAGATGGTGACAGTGAAATCGTAGATGATTTAGTTGACATCGAAATCGAAGAAGAGGTAGCATAATGAATCACCCCGCTGAACTGGCATTGCATCAGTACCTTCAGGATGCTGTAAAAGGCAACTCAACTGTGTCACCTGAAACAATCAAACAGATTGGTGAAGATGTCATGGCTGCTGCAAAACGCCAGTTTGGTGGGGGTAACAAGCGTGATAAGTTTGGTCTACGTATGTCAAACGTAGGTAGGCCAACCTGTCAACTCTGGTACGATAAGAACAAGCCAGAGGTAGCGTTACCCTTTCCAACAACATTCGTAATGAACATGATGATTGGCGATATTGTCGAAGCTGTGTTCAAGGGTATTCTCAAAGAAGCAGGAGTTAAGTATGAAGACACGGACAAAGTTACTCTTGATCTTGGTGACGACAGTGTTTCTGGTTCTTATGATCTTGTCATTGATGGTGCAGTTGATGATATTAAATCAGCTTCAGACTGGTCATACAGAAACAAATTTGAATCCTATGACACCCTTGCAAGTGGTGATGGGTTTGGCTACGTAGCACAGCTTGCAGGTTATGCAAAAGCATCTGGCAAGAAGGTAGGTGGCTGGTGGGTAGTCAACAAGGCAAATGGTAAGTTTAAATATGTACCAGCTAAAGGTATTGATGTTGAAGAAGAAGTAGGGAGAATTAAAAATACGGTTGAAACAGTAAAGGAGAATAAATTTGAAAGATGTTTTGAACCAGTGCCTGAAACTTTTCGTGGCAAGCCCACAGGTAATAAAGTCCTTAATGATGGATGCAGATTTTGTAACTACCGTTTTGATTGTTGGGATAGTCTTACTGAGCGTCCATCTGTAAAGTCACAGGCAAAGAATCCACCTATAGTAAGCTATATTGGAGAAGTTATTGCCTAACGCTAAACAATTTAGGGCAGCACGTAAATATGGGTATCGTAGTGGTCTTGAACTAAAAGTATCTGATTACCTCAAAGAACATAAAGTTGATTTCTTGTATGAGGCAGTTAAGATTGAATGGGAAGACCTAGCATACAGAACTTATACACCGGACTTCGTGCTGTCCAACGGAATTATTATTGAAACAAAAGGTATGTTCACTGCAGCAGATAGACGAAAACATTTGGCTATTAAAAAACAACATCCAAAACTAGATATTCGTTTTGTGTTTGAGAGTAGCAGACGAAAGTTACGTAAGGGTGCAAAGTCTACCTATGGTGAATGGTGTATTAAATATGGCTTTAGATACTATGACAGGATTATCCCTGAAGATTGGTTGAAGGAGAAGGGTAAGAACAAGCATCCAAAGTTTATTAAGTTTGGCGGCACAAAAGTAAAAAGGAGATAACTATGAATATGATGGAAAAACTAGCTAAAGAAATAAGCGAGGAAGATTTCCTTATCCGTGTCAGGCCATTCGCTAATGACGAAGGTAGGTGGTCAGGTGAGGTTGATATATCTATTATGGCTATGCCTGACAATCCTATGGATGATGAAGATTATTATCAGGTCATGCACTTTACTAAAATGATGTGTGCTTCCGTACCTGTTATGGAAGAGGTGGAAGAACTACGCAATATTGTACATGAATATGTAACAAAAGTTATTGACACGGAGATGGATATTGATGTAGAACTAGAGGAAGAAGCAGGTGTAGAAAAGACCTATGACGGTAACGTAGTACACCTACACTTTAACACAAAGACAGGGGGTTCAGCATGAATAGACACGAACAATATATGAAACTGATGATGGAACAAGAAAAAGTAGGTAAAACTGCATGGCCTGATAAGAAAGTAGATATGGTTAATAGCCCACCACATTATAATCAAACAGGTATTGAGTGTATTCACGCTATATCTGCAGCTACTGATACAGGTTTTAAATACTACCTACAGGGTAACATTATGAAATACCTATGGCGTTTTGATTACAAAGACAAGCCGTTAGAGGATTTGCAAAAAGCCAAGTGGTACTTGGATAAGTTAATTGAAGAGGTAATGGCAAGTGATAAGAGTTAAGATGTTCATTACGATTGACATTGACGATGAGGAGTATCCTGTACCTGCCGATGGAATGGTTGGAGAGGAACTAGAAGAGGGCATCCAAGAATATTTCTATGATATAGAAGGTGCTAACATTAGAAACATGAAAACAATTACGGAGTAACCAACATGATAAGCAATCAATTACCAACAGACTACCAAAACTTTATAGCACTTTCACGTTATGCACGATGGAAAGAAGATGAGCAGCGAAGAGAAACTTGGAGTGAAACTGTACAACGATACTTCGATTATATGTCTAAGCATCTCAAGTCTTCAACTGGCTATAATCTACCCAACACACTAAGGGGTGAACTAGAAGAGGCTGTGTTTAATCAGTCAATTATGCCTAGCATGAGGGCATTGATGACTGCTGGCCCAGCACTAGACCGTTGCCACGTAGGTGGATATAACTGCTCATACGTACCTGTGGATAGCCCACGTGCGTTTGATGAAACTATGTATATTCTTATGTGTGGTACAGGTGTAGGCTTTAGCGTTGAACGCCATAATATTGAAAAGTTACCTATTGTAAGTGAAGACTTTCACAGCACAGATAGTGTAATTAAAGTTGGTGATAGCCGTCCGGGATGGGCAAAGTCACTTAAAGAACTTATTGCTATGTTATATGCTGGTCAGATTCCATCATGGGATGTGTCAGAAGTACGCCCTGCAGGTGCAAGGCTAAAGACATTTGGTGGACGTGCTTCAGGACCACAGCCGCTTATTGAACTGTTTGAGTTTTGTGTACAAAAGTTCAAGAAAGCAGCAGGTCGCAGACTGTATCCAATTGAATGTCACGACATCATGTGTAAGATTGGTGAGGTTGTAGTTGTAGGTGGTGTACGGCGTTCAGCCCTCATCAGTCTATCTAATCTTAATGATGACCAGATGGCACATGCTAAGTCAGGTAGCTGGTGGGATAATGAAGGCCAACGTGCTTTGGCTAACAACTCTGTAGCTTATAAAGAAAAGCCAGAGATGGGTACATTCATGCGTGAGTGGTTGTCTTTGTACGACAGTAAGTCAGGTGAACGTGGTATCTTTAATCGCCAGTCAGCTAAGAAGCAGGCAGCAAAGAATGGTAGACGTGACACTGACCACGACTTCGGCTGCAACCCTTGCAGTGAGATTATCTTACGCCCATACCAGTTCTGTAATCTGTCAGAGGTGGTAGTACGTGAGTCAGATACTATTGAATCATTAAAAGAAAAGGTACGCCTTGCAACTATTCTTGGCACATTCCAAGCAACACTAACTAGCTTCCGTTATCTGCGTAAAATTTGGCAGAAAAATACAGAGGAAGAAAGGTTGCTTGGTGTGTCGCTTACAGGTATCATGGACAATGAACTGACAGCCAATGCAGGTGGTAAGTTGGAAACAGTGCTTGAGTTGCTACGTGCTGTAGCTGTTGAATCTAACAAGGCTATGGCTAAACAACTTAAGATACCACAGTCAACTGCTGTTACTTGTGTCAAGCCTAGTGGTACAGTGTCGCAGCTTACTGATGCTGCCAGTGGTATTCATGCTCGACATAATCCGTACTACATTCGTACTGTACGTGGTGACAACAAAGACCCACTAACACAGTTCCTTATTTCACAGGGAATCCCTGCTGAACCTGATGTAATGAAACCCGACTCAACAACAGTGTTCAGCTTCCCTATGAAGTCACCTAAGAACGCAGTAACTCGCACAGACATGACTGCCATTGAGCAGCTTGAGTTGTGGCTTATTTATCAGCGTCATTGGTGTGAACATAAGCCTAGCGTAACAATTTCTGTGAAGGAAAACGAATGGATGGGCGTAGGTGCTTGGGTGTATGAACATTTTGATGAGGTATCTGGTATCAGCTTCCTGCCATTCAGTGAGCATACATACCAACAAGCACCTTATCAGGACATTGATGAAGATAATTACAAAGAGTTCTTGACAAAGATGCCAAAAAATGTAGACTGGTCATTGTTGCGAGAGTTTGAAAAAGAGGATACAACTTCGGGTGGGCGTGAGTTAGCTTGTACTGCAGGTGTATGTGAAATAGTGGACATCGAAGCAGCATGATAGAGAGTACAAACTGGCCTAATTGGTGGCAGTGGTGGTTATTAACAGCCATCACTGTCAACACAGTAATTAATGTTATCGTGTTCTTTAAGCATAGGTTTAAAAAACAATATGTATTGCCTAAAAAACGACATAACAAAGTTAAACA